GGGGATTTATTTGCTGTAAAAGGGACATTTATAGAAAAAACAACATCGCTTGGTACAACTAAAATAGTAATCGACATATCTGGTTTTTTATATTATAACTGGAAAAACAACCTTAATGATGCGATTTTAACATTGACGATTGAATATAAAGATACCGGTTCAGGGACTTGGTTGCCGTTTTTTACTACAAATGAAGTTGATGTTAGAAATGACGATAGAGAATTGCTTCGTGTTTCGTTCAGTAAGGTTGTACCAAACGATCAATATGATGTACGGGTAATGATGAATGATTACTTTTATTGGGTTAGTGCTTCTTGTTTTGAAACTAATGATGATGGTGATTGTATTGATTGGGGCGAAACATATCATCAAAATCCAACGGACGACCCTGCTGTTACCATAGCGCTATCGTGGGATTTATTAAAATCACATATCCCTGACGATACTGATTATACCGGGCAAAAAAGAGCATCGTTGGTTGTTAAAGCTAGTGGTCAATTAAATGGGGTTATTGATTCTTTTAATGCAATAGTTTCATCATATGTTCAAATATGGAATGGATTTATTTGGACTAATGAAAGTACTAGTAATCCTGCATGGCATTTTTTATCATTTGCTAGAGGGGAATTTATAGGAACGAGACGAATTTATGGAGCAGGGTTACCAGATAGTCGAATTAATATTGAAGAAATAAAACTATGGGGACAATGGTGTGACGATAAAGAGTTAGAATGTAACATCGTATTTGATAGTAAGATGACTGTGATTGATATTCTTAATACAATCGCAAGATGTGGCAGAGCTGTTTCAACATGGGCTGGTGGTTTATTAGGTATTATATATGACGAAGCTGATAAACCTGTTGTGTCAGTTTTTGGGATGTCTAACATAATAAGAAATACATTTTCTATTAACTATGTTACACAAAATAAAGTTGATGAGGTTATAGTTGCGTTTACAAATCCCGATATTGGTTATAAAAGAGATACAGTTAGCGTTTTAGTACCGGGTGTGACAGATCCTGTAAATTCAGTAACTATTGAATTAAAAGCTATCACAAATGAGATACAGGCGGGGAAAGAGGCCAATCTTATTGCGGCAGAACAATTTTATAGAAGACGTATTATTGCATGGGAAAGTGATCTGGAAGGACTAACCGTTCAGCGTGGTGACGTGTCAATACTTTCACATGATATGACTCAATGGGATTATTCAGGGCGTTTAATTTCAGGGACAACAACAACATTGGTTTTAGATAGAGAGGTTCCATTTACACCAGCGACACAACATTATATCGGTATTAGATTTCCAGATGGCACGTATACAATTGTTGACGTTGTTTTGGATGTCGGTAACCAATCAACAATTGATTTAATAACCCCGTTATCAAATTCTCCTGATTCTGATCCAGATAATGAACCAAGAGATTACATATGGATTTTTGCACCAAAAGAAACACCTGGTAAATTAATAAAGATAACAGGAATACAACCAATTTCTCAAGATCGTGTCAAACTAACAGCGACCGACGAAGATCCTGATTATTACTTGAGCGAGTTCAATGGGCATATTCATGTTATACCTACTGAATACGAAGACGATGTACCGACATTATCAAATTTACGATTACGGGAAGATTTGGTTACTGTAGGTCCAGATTCATATTCACATGTAACAGCGAGTTGGGATATTTCTGGTGAGTACGGTGGCGCTTTTATAGAAGTTGCCAATGAAGGAAATCCATTTATTAAAAATAGAGGAACTACGTTAGACACAAAATTCACTTTTAAATCTAAATATAATAAAATAATAAATGTAAGAGTGACTGCATTTAATCTTGCTGGATATTATGGGGAATACAGTAGATCCATAGAAAGTATATTCTTAATGGGGACATTAAGAAAACCAAAGGACGTGACTAATTTTACCGTAGAGTCAGTTGAAACAGGATTTTTATTATCTTGGACACCGAATATTGATGCTGATTTATTGGAATATGAAATACGCGTTGGTGCTTGGGGTAGTGAAAATGTTTTGGTAAACGTAAGATCAATATCGTATTTATATTCCAATCCACCAGTCGGATCAAATACATATACTATAAAAGCAATTGATACAACTGGTAATTATAGTGTGACTGAAGCAACTTTAAACTTTGATGTTTATCAACCTGACGATCTAAATGATTTTACAGTTTCAATAATAGATGGATTTATAAATTTAACTTGGTCTGAATCTGTCAATGGGTCATATCCAATAAAGCATTACAGAATAAAAACGGGTATTGATTGGGCCACGGGGAGTATTGTCACAGAAACCCTGGCAACGGATTTTGTGTTTGAAGAAGCCACTACTGGTAGTAAATCATATTTTATAAAAGCAGTTGATATTCATGGCAACGAAAGTATAAATGCAATCCAACAAGACATAACAATAGATGCTTTAACTGCGCCATCTGTGTCAATAACGTATGAAGGAATGAATGTCATAATTTCGTATAATATACCGACCGGGTCTTTCCCCGTTGATTATTATGAAATACGAAGAGGCTCATCTTGGGGCGATGAGAATGTTATTGCTGAAATAAAAACTCTTAATTTTACGTATTTAGTTGATTATCTAAATGAAACTTTTTGGGTAGCAGGATATGATATTAGAGGTAATCTTGGTGCTGTAGGTTCTTCTCCATCAAACATAACTCCACCATCTGTTGGTCCGACTGTTGGTAATCCAAATGTTGACCCACTTAGTGTTGAGATTATTGATAATAATGTATTATTAAGATGGGGCGAAAATCTAGGGAATTTACCTATAAAAGCATATGAGATACGAAGAGGTGACGTATTTTCTTCTGCTAATGTTTTGCAAGAAATTAACGGAACGTTTGCAGCATTTTTTGAAAATGTTTCAGATACATATACGTACTGGGTTGTTGGTATAGATACTGCTGGGAATTATGGAATAGAACAATCCGTTGTTGCAATAGTGAATCAACCACCAGATTACATTTTAAACATCAATTGGGCTTCTGATTTTTCTGGCATAAAAACTAATGCTATCATAATGAACAGTGGTTCTCTTCTTGCTCCAATAAATACTACTGAAACATGGACTGATCATTTTGTAGATAACACTTGGGATCAACCACAGGATCAAATTGATGCAGGGTATGATTATTATATCGAGCCGTCTTTATCCCCCGGTAGTTATGTTCAAGAATTTGATTATGAAACGGTTCTTCCTGCAACACTGATAAAAATTGTAACAAATTCATTCGATATAGATGGTACCGTTGTTGTTACACCAAATATAAAAGTTAAAAAATTAGTCGGCGACCCATGGGACGATCTTGGAAACGTGTGGTCCGCTTTTGCAATAGAGTTTCAATATGTAAAAATAACGTTAACGTTTGCATCAACTGGTGGCGATGATATTATTGAAATACAAGCATTAAACGTTATACTTGATACAAAAATTATAAATGATATGGGAATGAGTAAGGTTATAACAGCATCAACTGGATTAGTAGTCGATTTTAATATTAATTTTATTGATATTCAGTCAATAGTAGTTGCACCCAAATATCAAGCTACGAAAGATGTTATTGCTGTTTATGATTTTGTAGATGATCCAAATCCAACTAATTTTACAGTATATTTAATAGATACACTAACTGGTAATAAAGAAACTGGTTGGTTTTCTTGGGCGGCAAGAGGATACTAAAATGGCTAATTGGTCACTACCAACGTTATCGAGTCTTTATACAGCATTAATTAATGAATTTAAAAATCGTGATATTGACAATGCACGTATGTTTTCAACGGCGCATACGGTAGCGACTAACATTGAAATAGATACAATACGATGGAACCATACGAATAAATATTGGGAGAAATACAATGGTTCAACGTGGGACGAATTAGTATTTGATTATAATGCAAGTAACATCAGTAGGGGAACATTGCCTGTTGCGAGAATTGCCAATAATGGAATTACAAATCATAAATTGTCGGATGTGTTGCAAAGCACAATTAAAGGTCGTGCTTCTGGCGCTGGCTTTGGTAATCCAACTGATTTAACGGCAACGCAAGTTAGAACGGTTCTTGGAATTCTAAACACTAAAGTTCTTGAAATAACAAATTGGGATATGGAGAGTGTAACTAACAGAACCGTAGTACACGGATTAGATTCTAGTAAGATTAGAGATTGGATTGTAATAGTAAAAAATGATACAGGGGCCATTTACCCAATAGAAATAGATTTAGGATCAGGAACAAATGGGTGGACAAGTGCCGATGCTACATTAATATCGGTAAGCGTAAAAGCAGGAGGTTTTTTTGATACTCCTCCTTTCAGTACACCGGCGGGTACACGCTGCTGGATAACAGTCCGATATGTAGACTAATGCATAAATATCTCCCAATAGTATTACTGCTATTTTCTACATCTCTATCGGCAGAACCAAACGGGCATCGTGTTGCTGCTAATGCAACTTTAATAGTTGATTGGCTTCAAACACATAAGATAGCAGGTAGTAATGATTTTTATGAAACTAATCCAATATTGGGAAAATATCCATCCTCAGGTGATGTGAATCGTTATTTCATATCAACTATGTTATTAACCAATATTGTCGGTGAATTACTACCATGTAGATATTCAGATTATTTCTATATCTCAATAGCGGTCGTTGAGACAAAAGTTATCCTGAATAATTATTCACTTGGAATTAGAATAAATTTTTAAAAGAGATAAAAATGAACATACCCCGACTCCCACCAGCAGCAAACCCAGTTGATATAAATTTACATGTAAACGTAAAACTTGTTCCGTATTTTACAAAGTTTTATCAAGATACAAAACTTACCGAAGATACGCCTGAGACATTTTTATTACGTGTTATGAAAAAATTAGTAATCGATCACTACACATTAAATTCAGTTCGTGATGCATTATATGATCAGAAAAATTTATATGAATTAGAAATTGAATCAATTGTTAATGATTCAAATTTAATAAATACAGAAGTTGATTAAAAAAAAAAGCCGGCCAGGAGATGACCGGCTCCACGCTTCACCAAGCTAACTGTATCTAACAGTCTTTTTAAACCGATTAAACAATTCAATTTCCAATGGTGTTTTTGCATTAATGCTGGCGTAGTACACCAGGCTTGCGTCATGCAGTCTTGATAGCTTTTTTGAATCCGTTGTATTAACTGTATCGAAATCGTTCCATGTACCTCGTATAATAATGGACCGTGGTGCATCAAACCCAAGAACAACGTATTCAACACCTTCTTTTTTAATGGATACGAAGTATAGTTTAACGTGTGGGATGATATTTATATCATTACCGGTAATCATAGTGAAGCCATTTGAGATAGTGAAGCCATTTGAGTTAACAACAACACCGCTGTTTTTTTTAAACAAAATATTGCCTTTTGATTTGGCCGATAAGCGGACTTCGTTGTTCAGTTTGTCAATGCCGAGCACGGTCAATTGGATCACATCACCGATATCAATTGATTGATTGACTTGTGTATTAATTATCAACATATCTTTTCCTATATTAATTCGTAAGTTTCGAATGCACCGGTGACTTTCTGGTCCACGCCCACCGGTGCAAGATCTACCGTTTTATTGTCGTTCTTTGTTCCAATGATATATGTTTTACCACCGAAGCAGATTATATCGCCACTATGTGACGTTGTTATTAATGTTTTGTTTACTTGTTTCATCTATAGTTTCCTATGTTGTTATTGAGAAATCAAATCATCTCATGACATGGGATACATGTCAACATTTAATTACGATGTTCTGTCGCCATCTCGATCATTAACAGTGTGCCGATTACTTCGTCCAGGAAGAACGGTAAATCTTTATCGTTCATTATATGATAATCATTGGCATGTGTTTCAATACCGGCTTCACTGATATGCCCCGATTCTTTAATATTATTATCGCGGCCAACAATGTGAATCAATACACCATGTTCACGAACGAACTTAGCTTCGTTTTCAAATCGGATATCTGGGATAATAAATGTTCCGCCAAGTTGTTCCAGATGATGTTGCATTGCCAATACCCAGATGTTTTGATTTATTTGATGACGACCGTATTCTGTTCCGAGTGTTTGCATCATGTGACGAGGTGAACATCCGTAAAATTGATCAACTATGTCTTTTTTAGTACCGTATAATTGTGCATCCGTTAAACCAAATCCGGCTCTAATCATTGTCTTTATCGGATCTGCGAATGATGTTTTCTGATAAGCAGGTCGTTTGCTCAATATGTGATCTGCAGCAGTATCTTTTCCACATTGTGCAGCACCACTTATGCCGATAATTTTATAAGTCATAATATTTATTTTACCTGTTATATTTATAAACTCAGCACTTCGTCAGCACATATTTTCGATGGCTCAATTTGATGTTCCTTCAATTCCATACAATAGTTTATTTCTGAATTATCATCGGCGCATTCATTAAGTACGTTATCCTCGGCATCATCTTCACCTTGGTTATCTTTAACTTCAACTGCGTAGATTTTTGATGTTATAACCTTTACTTCAAACCATTTGCTCATAATTATTACCTATTTTCCTATACGCACCAACAGCAGCACGTAATGATTTTTGGGTATCATTTTTCATTTCCAGCTTCATTGATACTGCTTCGTCCATTGTATCGGGACATAGTATGCGATAGCAAGTTCTTAGCGGTTAAATTTTGTTAAGTTTATGGGGTAATTTATTATCCATTATGTATTTATTACGAACAACGGCCGCCAATAACGCTGTTGGGAATGTACCGATGTATTTTTTAATTTTTTTATGAGATATGTAAGTTTCAAATTTTCCATTTTTTGTTTTTCTAACACCTCTATAACCAGTCGTATATCTTTTCGTATACGCTGGTTTATATTTTGAACAGAACGCGTTTCAAATGAACAATTTACAGGTGAATAATTTCCATTATTATCATTACGTTCAATTGTTAAATCGTCACTATATCCGTTGGCTATTGCCCATTTGTAAAATTCCATGAAATCTAATTTCCATGTTTCGCACATTATTATGCCACGTCCACCATAGTCGTTATATTGGGGGTGTCCATGGTAATAGCATCGGCGTTTTATACCGTTATAAATATTGTATATTCTATTATTTGATAACCCGTGTGTTGTTAATTTTTTAGAAGCGTGTAAAAGACGACACGTTTTACATTTTGTACATTTACCTCTATCAACTTCTGAAGTAACGACTATCCAATGTGATTTACATCCTGGACATTCATATAAACCTTTGCGAATTTTATAACCTTGATTACCTACGGATTGTTGACCAAGATCTTTGATTAATTTTGGTTTCATTATTTCTTTTTTCGATAATCACCAATGGCTTTGCGTAATGATTTCTGAGTTTCGTCTTTCATTGCTAATCTTGTTGCCACAACTTCGTCAAATGTATTTGGGCATAATATCCTATAACACGTAACGGGTTTCCCTTGGCCTTGGCGATGTAATCTTGCGTTCATCTGCATATATAATTCTAATGACCAACCAAGACCGAACCATACCAAAATATTACTACCGTGTTGTAGACCATCTGTACCATGGGACATTGAATGTGGATTACCAATAAGCAATCTAATACGGCCAGCAGCAAAATCTTGTAATGTTTTATTAAATTCATTACCGCTCATGCCTGTTAAATTAACTGCAAATTTGAATTTTTTCATAATTCTTTCTGCATCTGTTCTGAAATTATAACCGAGTAGTATAGGTTGTCCGGCAGCTTCTTCGATGATATCATCTAATGCGTCGAGTTTTGCGTCATGAACTTTTACCCATTCTCGCGTTTCTGTATTTAGATAACATGCACCGTTGCTCAATTGTAATAATTTATTTATTTTAGCCACTTCAGATGTAACATCTATTTCTACACCATTGTCAAAATCGACAAACATTTCACATTCCATCTGGTCATATTTTTTCCTAGCCGCTGCGGGTAGTTGGGCGTGTATATCGAAAATCATGAAATCGGGTAAATCTAAATAATCTTTCTGACTCATTTCAAGTGTTATATCTTTTATTAAATTTTTTATTATTTCTTCAGAATTATTTGCAATTTCATAACTGTATCCACCATAACCAACTGGTTTAAAATAAGAATCTCTATATGCGGTTATATCTGTTCCTAGTCTAATACCATCATCAGCAATAAGATACTGACCGTGCAAATCCATGAATCCGTTTGCTGCAGGGGTGCCGGTGAGGCCAGTGCGGTAAGTGAATCCCGGCAATAATGGCAATAATGCTGTCACACGACCACTAGTACTGTTTTTAAGCTTTGATACTTCATCAGCTACCAACATGTCAAAAGGCATAGGAAGTCCCTTGTCAACGAAATAGGCGCGTAGTTGTGCTGACAACCACGGTAGATATTCGTAATTTGTAAGATGAATGTCCGCTGGATGAAACAACGCACTCATACGGCGATCTGGTGGTCCTATAATCGACGAAAATGTTAAATCTTTAGTATGGCTCCATTTTTTTGCTTCCTGCAGCCATACCGATTGCACAACACGCAGG